GTTAAAAAACAATGCAGGCAAAGATAATATAGATATAGTTTCAGTAAAAAACTTTAAACTTAAAAAATGTCCTACTTCTATTTTTATTTTGTAAGCGTTTGCTCGTGTAGTTAACGCAAAGTTTGTAGCCCTCGTAGCAAGGTTAAACGCGGTAGTAGTTACTCTAGCCCGTATTTGTTGCGTAGTGGCTCTTATCTTCACGCAAAGTCCTCTCGCAATCTAAACTGAATTGTATCATACACAGTTTGTCTAGTGCCGTCAGATAGTACTGTTTCTAATTCACCTTCGTAGTCTCCAGCAGCGCGGTCAAGGTCAGTGCTTTGCCATGATAATACAGCCACTCCATCTGTAGGAGGAGAAGAAACGGCGCATGTCCTACTAAACAAATTAGTAGTAGTTCCTACAGCGCGAAAGTGCATTGTTACAGTAGCACTAGTAAGATCAACAGCCGCACCAGTTAAACTATCAGTAACAGTAAACTGAAGTTGAGGCCCTGTATCGCTGCTTACTAATTCTATTCGAGGGGTTGAAAGTCTTGCATCCATAACGGTCTCCTAAGCAAAGGGTCGCATACGCACAGAAACTGAAGCACGCATATTACCTAGGCTTGCATTAGCTCTATACTCAGAAACCTTAGAAATAAATTGTTTTGCATGATAAGATGCTAACTCTCTGTCAGACCATGCAACTCCAGGGAGTACTAATAGTTCTTGTAGTGTTTTATGTATTATAGCTGGTTCTAATTCGTCCATTATTACTTCATCCATACCCTCAGAATCACGAGTAGGTTTTAAAGCATAAATCATACGTATTGTATAAGTTGCCTCAGCATCTGGAGCTGGTAACACAATATAACTATTAGGGCTAAGCTGTGTAAACACCATAGGTTGTGAGCCGTACAAAGCTATGTCAGCGTCAGTAGTAGAAGTTTTTGCCCAGTTAGGATACCTTCGAGTAGCGTCTTCTAATGTAACTGCCGATAAAGGAGAATCGTTAAGAGAGGCGTACATTACTGTTTGTACAGTAGTTTCTACTGGTTTACTGTAAGCATACTTATAAACACCAGGTGTTAGGTTAAATGTAGGTTGTTCATACCGCCACGCTAAAGTACGTTCGCATGTAGCTATTGAAGCATCTCTAATATACTGTTCTAGCATAGGTAAAGAACACCCTGGTACGCTAGGGTTAATCCTAGCAGCAAGTGAAATATAAGAACGTGTGGCCATTATACAGTCATCCTTTTATACTTATCCCCTGCTAGTCGTCTAGCACGTTCTAATCCGCCGCTTTCACTGTCGGTTAGTTCACGGCTAGTCAAGCCTGCGCCAAGTGAAGCAGTAAATGAATCTAGGAATAATTTAGCACGACCATTGTTTGCATGTTCGTCATCAATAGACTCAGCTAAAAACACAGTGCCGTCTACTAAAGCAGGTAAATAAGCATCAGGAAGAGATGCGATAGTAGCTCCAATAGCATAGTCCGCAGGTATCTGTACGTACTCACCGGTTATTACAATGCCAGAAACAGGTCGCGGATATAGAAAATATCTATTAGGATTTCTAACATGGCGCATATAGTTATACGGAGTACCTGCTGGATCACTAACCCAAGCAGGATAAGTTTGATCTAAAGATTCTCTATTTACTTCTGTTAAAACATTACCACTTTGTACAGAGTAAAGTTCTACAAGCCGTAACGAGTCAGACGGCATAGACTGTATAACAGTATTTGGCGTAGTTGTTATAGTTGTTATAGTAGAAAATAAATCAGGTCTTAAAATAATTACACGTTTTACAGTTTGATTAACAAACCCTAACATTTCAGCGTCAGTGTATCTATAAGACGCAGAGTCAGTATCTTGTACTAACTGTCTTACATCATCAATTACATCTTGCGGTGTCATTCAGGTAACCCCCGTGAAGCATCAGCAGCTAACTCTGGTGCAGTTGTAATAGGAGCTGACTCAAATACGTTTTCAGTAGTAAGGTCTAGCTTGGATTTATTCTTAGCTCTAGTAGCTTTAGCACGTTTTACTTGTAAAGGCTTTAAAAATTTTTCAGGGAAGGCTTCTTCTTCAGTAACTTCTTTTACAAGAGGATGTTTTTCTAAATACTCGTCCCATCCATAAATAAAACCATCATTAATATTTTTTAACCAACGCTGTTTCATACTGTCTTCCTTGTACCTGAAGGCGAAACGGGCCAACTCTGGCGTTTAGAACTAGTCTTTTTCTTAGACATATCATCTTTTTCTTTTTTTGTCATCCTATCAGATATAGATTTAGGTCGACAGGCAGGATAACCCCTAGAAGTTTTTTGTGCTGTAGACCTACCACAGGGTTCGCCTGAACTTACGTCTACCCATTTTTCAGCAAACCATTTACCTAAACCTTCTTTAGCCATATTACTTAACCCTATTATCTGAACCAGACCAAGTACCGCCAGCTTGTTTATATTGTTTAGATGCCCAAGCATTAGCATACGCACTAGGGTACACATCAAACTTTTGTTTAGCAGCCCTTATTTTTGCTGCCCATAACTTAGGATTGTTAGGTTTTGCTTTGCCTTTTACCATATTACCACGCTTTACACGACCAATATCGTGCTTTTGTTTTAGGGCCAGGGTTATCACAATTATGACGCGCTCTAAAATTAGAACGTCTACCCGGCTGTTCTTTTTTTATAGTCATGTTTGGGTCACCGAACATAACTTTTACTACTTTATCACTTTGCCCTTTTACGTAAACCTGAGATTTTTTGCGGCCATATCCTGGCTGACCCTTACTAATTCTGCTAGGGCTATTAAGTGTAACGCTTTTACCTTGATACTTAGCCATTAAGATGTAACTCCTTTAATAACTACAAAATTAAGTACTAGTGCTTCACTTAATGCGCCGCCGCTATTATGACGTACACTAATTCTACAACTGCCTGCAGCTACTGCATCTACGGTAAGTATATACCCATCTGCTGTTGCGCCGCTAGCTATGTTTACTATAACAACATCTGTAGCCGCTACAAAACTATTAGTAAGTGTGAATCCAGCTGTAGTATTATTAGACATACTTGCATTGTTCATAGTAATTTGTCCGCTTTTAGCGTTTAAAGTTACTGCTGTAGTTTTGTTTGTAGTTTGAGTTACAGTACCGCCGCCTGTAGAATAACCAAACTTTCCTGTAAGTTGTACTTCGCCTGTACCGTTAGGAGTTAAAGTTAAATTACCATTAGTATCTGTAGTAGAAATGACATTGCCGTCTAATTTAATATTATCTACAGAAACAGACCCTGTACCAATAGATAAAGCAGTAGCAACACCTGTACCGCCATGTACTACTTTCTCAGCTGAAGCAGGGCCGTCACTAACATGTAGTAGTTGGTCGTAAGTATCTTTAATATCCGAACCAGTTAAATTAGTAGGCATATGTTATCTCCTAAATAAGATGAAAGGGGGCGTTAGCCCCCAATCTTTTAGTTAATTAGCTGCAATCTGCAACTAGCGCCCATAAGCGCATAACAGCAGTATCAGCAGCATTGACAGTTTTAATGTCAATTGTATCTGCAGCAGCATAATACTTACCGTTGCTATACCCAACTACAGTGTTAGGTGAAGCCTCTGCTAGAGCTAATGCAGTAGCATAAGACGCAGCAGTGTTAGCATTTACGCCATCAAGAAACCCATCTGGGTCTGTTGCATCACCAACATCAACAGTACAAGTACCGCCTTCAGCAGTAGTAACATCTAACCCAACTTGCATAACGTAAGTTTTAGCAGGGATAGGCATAACTTCTAAGATGTCGTTCGCACCAATTGCAGTTTGACCTGCAGCTGCACGATCAGCAGCGATAGTAGCCCAGTTAAGAGTTACCTCAATCATAGAAAGTTTGTTAAGCCCATTATTGGGGATAGCGGCAGTTCCTTTATTGAAACCAGTTCCTTCAGTATAAGTAGCCATGATTCAGACCTCCGATTAAAGCGTTACAACGGCTTGAGCGATAGCTTCAGGTTTTACAACCTTGTAACCATACACTTGTAAACCGCGAACAATATTGCCGAATGTTGATTCGGAGCGAATAGTTTCCATTTCTGTCATCTGTGATGCAAAAGTGAAACCCATTTTATGACCAGCAATAACGTCAAAGTTAGCACCAGTTTTCTTGATGTTGTGGCTCATGTAAACTGTGAACCGATCAATCATACCTAAACGACCATTACGTAAAGGCGATGTAGAATCACCAGTAATAGACGCATCTTTAAGGTCTGAACGCTTAATTAAACCAGCCATCTTAGCTGGAATTACAAGGTAACGATCTGATTCAGGAGCATTAGCTTCATCTAATACTGTACCCATATTAACAATCAAATCAATTACATTGGTTGTAGTCAATGCTTCAGGTGCGCCTTGCGTACCCAAATCAATATCACCAGAAATTGCACCGGCAGTTGCGCCTTTATTAAGTGCAGAAATATCTGGAAGTATATCAGTAAGAACACGTTGGTCGATCTTAATTTTCATACGCTCAGAAGCGTCTTTAGACCATGTGTCCATTAAGTTTACGTCAGACTGAATGTTATCAACATCGTCTTCAACACAGGCAAAGTACTCGCCTTTGTCAATTAGAAGTTGCAACTTAGCTTTGTCAGGGTTCTCTACTGATAAAGTTTGACCCTTAACGTAATCACGAATAGTGATTTCTGGTGTGGTACGGATATTTACCGTGTCACCCATATTACGAATTTCACCTTCGTAAGCAGTGTTTGAGATTGCTGACAATACTGTTGCATCGTAGAAATTCTCAATTAGTTTTCCTGACCAAATTTCAGGGATAAAGTTACCCGAATAGGCCGGGTTACCTGGGGATACTGGAAATGCCATGATTGGCTCCTATGTTTAATTATGCAGTGACAATGCGACCTTCCCGCTGTGCAGCGAAAATGTCACGCTCTTTTCGGTCACGCTCTTGCTCTTTCCCTTTATACTTACCTTTTTGAACATCAGAAAAGAATTTCTTAATATCGTTTGAAGAGTAAGTAGCAGGTTCACCTGAGTTTTTAGTAGCGCTAGAACGACCTCGTCCTGGAGCAACTTGTTTCTCAAGTTGTGAATTAGCAGTAGCTTGCCGACTGGGTTGAGCAACAGACTGGCCAGTTTGCGTCTTCCATGTAGAAAAGAAATTGGTCACACGCCGTGAATCAAGATTACGCTGTGCGTCATCCAGATAAGTTTGTCGGCTTATACCTGTTAGAGGGTCTACATCAAGTAACCAGGATTGAAACTCCGGGTCTGTGTTAACCTCCTGCCAGTCAGGTACTGCGGTCTGAATATCAGCCCAGAACGCTTGTTCCGTGGTAACTGCTTGCCTATGCTGTAGTTGCTGCACTTGCGGCACTACGCTGGTTTGCATCCCTCGTACAAGATTTTCTAACTGGTCAATGCGCGACTGCTGGCTTGCAGCCTCTTCACGACTTACACGCCTCATAACATCGATAGATTCGCCATACTCCTCAACATCAGCATCTGTCACTAGGACTTGCGCTGCTGTAGTAGAAGCTACATTAGGCTCACTTAAAGTTGTCATTAGCGTTTCTAGTTGTGAAACACGCGATTCCAGTTCACGCTTTTCGGCGTGAAGACGTGGTACTTCAGCATTATACATTCCTTGAAGAGACTTATATCTCTTCTCAAATGTTTCTTCTTCATCTACATCATCTACTTTTACTTGCTCGTTATTAGTAGATTCGACTGCTTGTTGTTCTACACTGTCGGTGTCTTCCACTGGGTCAGGCTTAATGTTTTCAACTACAGCCTCGGATACAACATCCTGTTCTGTAACATCTTCATTAAGATCATCATACAATTTCTGAACAGCCTCAGACTGTTTTCTAACTTGCGCTGGTATTGCCATGTTAAACGCTCCTATCGGTATGCGTAATTAAACAGCTGTCTCATGGGGAAGACTGTGCTGCATATTCAGGGGACTTTTCTAAAAGGTCTCTGACCTCTTTGAGAACTTGACACCGCCCCTGTGAACGTGTCACGTTCTCTCTGCCTATATTAGGCAACTGCTCTAGCTCGTGCTGATACCAGCTATCGAACCAGGAGAGTATTGCTGGATGTTGGCGCGTAGCTGCAGCCAACACTTTTATTGTATCGTTATCGGGACGCTTCATACTGCCCCCGTTTGTTGGTTACTTACAACATTGCCATCGCCGCCACCTTTAGGTGATCCATCAGGTTGTGTAGGTGTTGGGGCGGGTTGCTGCGCAGCCATCTTTGCTTGACCTCGCGCTTGTTGCGAACCTTTTTCTCTTGAAGGTACAATGTCATCTACAGGCATTTGTAAACCTTTAGCTACTTCACGTAGTAAAGCTGCTCTACCATCTTGACCTACAATTTCCACATCAATCGGATTAGCAGTAGCGTTTAAGAACTCTACACGTCTAACATTTAATGTTTCTTTAACAGCTAAGTTTATAGCGCCACGGGCTAGTACTTCTACATCACCTTTAATAGACTCATCTTCGTCGTATCTCATATTATATACAAACTGCCGCTGTACAATAGGACGGACAACATCGTTATCTATATACATAACAATCTGACGTATACCTTTACCGGCTGAACCCATAAGCATAGACAATCCAGAAGCAGTACGACCTGCACCGGATACATTAAGATCACCTGTAACGTAGGATGGAACGCCTGAATGGTCGTCCGCTAGTTTACTAAACCTATCGTAAACACCCATTAACTCATTAGCACGAGAATCAGGTTGTGAAAACCTTACAGCTGGAGCGCTAGAACCTAAAGGATCGTTAGTTACCTGCCAAATTTTCCAAGGATGTAATTGCGTAATGTCCTCATTAGGAGGGATACGCTCAAGGTTAACTTCAACTTGAGGCCCAGACGCGAGTCCCATATTGTTGACAAGGGAACGTGCTGCTGCATTGCAAACATTCTGTAAGTCTTCAATGATTTCCGGTATACCTTTACCCCAGAACGCGCCTGGAGCTTTAATAAATGACGTTTTAACATATGGTTTTTCACCTAAAGGATCGTAGTTTAGTAGTGCTTTTATAACATAATTGCCTACAACCCACACGTTTGCATCGTATTCTTTAGCAGGATCGGGTATATCTTCCTCTGATAAACCCCAGTCTAGTAACATTTCGCCACTAACTTTACCCCAAAACTCTAAAGCATCAAAGGTTTCTGTAGGAGATTCATAAGAATAGTACTTACGTTCCTGCTCTTCTTCTTGTAACTTTACATCTTCATTGATCCAAGACTGGCCATTACCAATTTTTAAAACTTCTCGTACAGCGTCTTCATCATAGCCAGGTACACCAATAAGATCAGACAATTGGCTACGGCTCATAGGGTGATGTTCAAATATATACCCTTCATTAATATGTGTAATACCAGGTTCTGGGTATATATTAAAGGGGTTAACACGTTCATACTCAGGGCCTAAACGCTCAGTACCTTCTACAATAGTAGTACCATCTGACGCTCGGCTATAACCTAAAACACGTTGTCGTCGTACTACTGGGCCTTTTATAAAAGCTGACGGGTAGGTAACCATGTCAGTAATAAATTCATCAAACGCATCAGCCCAACCACCTTGGGCAAACTGATCGTTAATTTTTAATTTCATTTTATCAGCACGATTTTGTGCTTCTTGTAGTACGGCAAATCTAAAATCTTGTGCAGCAACTTCTTCAAGCTCTGCCATTTCTTCTTCACTGGGTGCTTGACCTGATGTCTGCAAAACTTTTATTACGCTTTGCGCAAAAATGTTTTTTATTTTTTCTTCTTGCTCAGGGCCAAGGTCAGGGATAGGTGTAGGGCTTAAGTCCCAGGGAGGAGAACCTGTGTCCAACAAAATATCTCTGAGCCAACTCTCTGCTCCACGACACTTAACTTCTGTTAACATCATGTATACTTCTGAGCCGCCCTGAGCTTTGATCTGACTAAGTTTGTCAGCTTCATACTCACCGTTACGTTGCCTAAGGGCACGTAACATTATGTTTTCTATGGGTTTCTTAGCTATACGTGCAGGATTCCAACACGCTTTAACGTGTGCTGCAAGTCCAAGTATAAGCTCGCTATTCTGTCGATCTTCCATATCACTACGGATTTTAGCTTCTTCAGCTTTTACCATATCGTCATTGCTAACAACACGTAACATAGAAAGACCCGCCATATTTACTTACCCGTTTTAATTTTTTTGGTTGGTTTACCGTAACCCATTGGTTTTCCTTTAGGCATCGTGTGTACTCCTTATTACAATATGTATATAGTTATACATCTAGTCAAGTTTTCATGCAAGTAAAAGAAACCCCCGCCAGAGATGAGGAGATGGCGGGGGCAAAATAGTCATAAAAACAAGCCTGAGAGGGAGAGCTTGTGTAGTAACACGCCTATGGCGTAACACACACAACATAATGTGTCAAGTCTTGTCATGTCCATCCTCCTGCTGACACAGTCTTTATTTCCCTGCGCCTAGCTAGTAAGTCCCCGTCAGATGCAGAGCCTACATGTAGCATAAAGTACTGTAAGGCTTCGGCAACGTGGCTATGTTTGTTTTTATCTATAGTCCCATTCTTTTTATGAAACCTATACCCGCCCATCATCGCAGCTTTTAGCTGTGAACAACGAGGGTCTACTACAAATGCACTGTCGCCATCTACTTGTCGCATAAGAAAATCATCTACTGAACTAAGTCTTGCACTAACATTGTTAGTTTTAGCGGCAATAACGCGTAATCCTTCTGCTTTTATGATGTCCACAGCGCTACGTTCGTCGGTCTGCGCACGTTGTACACCCGCCGGATCGACTACAATAATCACAGGAATACCGGAAAAACGCTCGTATAACAGGGGTTTTAGTATCGTGCGGACAAATCTTTGCACGCCCATGTCGAAACTAACAGCTTCGTCATATACAAGGACTCGTCCACGGGGGTCTTGTTGCCCTATAATTGCTGCTGGAGTCAACCCTAAATCCATGCCAACTACAATAGGTCTTACACCGTTACTAATAGGGCGCAAAGAACCCTTACCCATATGGTAGTCTGGCCTAAAATACTTATACACAGGCTGACCTGCAGAGCTTAGGCCGTAGTCACCATCAATAAATACACGGATATATTCTTCACTACGCCCCTGTGTATCATAATACCCGTCAGGTAAATTCTCAATGTTCTCAGCAAACGCACTTCGTCCGCTTGGCTGTTTAAATACGTCCCAACCGTTATCATTAGTACCTACTCCATCTTTAGGGTCAATCTGTTCCATCTGATAGTACCACCACGTATCCATAGTTGGCGGGTTTGTATCACCCCACATACCATACCACGTTGGGCCGCCGTCTTTAGAACTAGGAAAACGCCCAATACGTTTAGACATCGCATCAACAATGTCAGGGTGTATATCTCTACACTCGTTGAACCACGCAAACGAAAGCTCTAAAGAGTTAAGGTTAGCTACATCATCTGCATCGTCCAGCGCACGAAACATTATCTCACACTCAACATCACCGACTTCAAAAAAATAAGTTTTAGTCGTACGCATGTAACGTCCACACACCCCAGGGGGAAACCAGTCAAGAAAAGTTTTAATGACTGTATCCTGTAGCTGCCTGGCAGTCTCACGAACAACAGCTGCACGAGTTCGCCGCTTACCTGTAGCGTCAGGTTTCTGCATAGAAGCGCGCCGTATAATTTCAAATGAACAAGTCACGGACTTACCGGAGCCAACCGGCCCCATAAGCACCCGCATCTTTTTTTCCGAGTTCATAAATTTCTCACCTGTAGCAGGAGGAGTGTAACTTATGTCAAGTGCCATTAGAAACCCCCGGAGGTATAGTATGAAGCAACATTATAATTATCTCCCTAGCTCTACGATTTTTCTTCGCTGGTATAATCGCAGTCTTAAATGAATATCCTGCGCGAATAAGCAGTAGTCTAAATGTATTGTAGTCTGTCACGTTATTGAACCTAGCTGCAGGAAACCCTTTATAATCTCCGTCAAACTTATCCAACATTAGAAACCTCAACGTCTTCTACTTCATGATCCACCGTCATAGTTTTATCTTGGCCGCCTAGGTTTATAGTTATCTTAACTCCACCTGCTGCACCCGCATCTCCATCATCGGCTTTCGTCTCTAACCCCGCCCACTTAACTGTAGACTTAATTAAATCTGCTTTAACAGCAGCAGATACGTCTGGATTGTGTATTAAAGTCCACGAAGTAGTAAGCAATTCTTCTGCTTGAGCACGCGCTTTTAGCTTAAAAGTAAGGCCTTTTTCCTTAATATCGTCCCGATATGCGCTTACACGCTTCATAAATACCGGGTCATTCTTGTACCCAGATATATCTTGACCACTTACTTTATGGCGCTGTTTAACTTCGTCGACTGTTTCACCGCTGCCTTCAAGCATTAATGCTATATCAAAGGCTAAACGATCAGACCACTTGGTATGAAATAACGGTAGGTTATCCATTCTGATACCTCTCTTTGTGGCAACTATAGGTGCATTGTGCGGAATCGGCAAGCAAATTTAATTACAAAGTATACAAACTTTACACCTTCCTTTTTTTGGGTCGTGCTATGAGAGGTTTACTATATTAAGGGG